GTCCCATTCACAAGACCATTTCGGTCTCCTCTAGGCTAGTCAGGCCAAATCCAGGCTTGCGACCTCTGCCAGAAGTACTAACTGGCAGGAACCCAGGCTCTATGGTAGCCAGTGACCCCATCACGGGGTATAGCACCTTTGACTCGTATCAGGTTTCCACGCTGATCGTAGCCAACGGCGATCCCAAACTTTTCATTTGAGATCCCATAGAGAGCACTCGCGTGAACAGCCCCCGCTGGAAAGCGGGACCATTCGAATACACTGAACGTGAAAGGAATCCACGCCCGTATATAACGAATAGAGTCTTTACGGCGGATTGTCCAGCGCTCGATGGCATCATGAAGCACGATGTCACCAAGGTAAGCTGGCCCACGGCACGCACGTACGAGAGCTGGAATTTGATCCAGACAGACGTGCCATGCTTTCAAAATCCGGGGGTCGAAGATGGCATTCTCATGCCACACCCTTCGAAGTCCGTTAGCGAACGAGATCCAGTCTTGAGGACTGGCAGGCGCACGATCTTGGAAATGCGGTCTTACTGCATAACCATTAAAGTAATCGCCTCCGCAAGATTCGCGGAAAAGACCCGAAATAAAGGTCTTACGAGGATTCGGCGTAAAACCGAACCATCTCAACGCTAAAATCACCTCCTCTACCTTTTCGGTAGGTACGATGATATCATCACCGTAGACGGAAACGTTTTCAGACCACCTGCCACAGATACTTCGGCAGATAGCCAAGAAAATAATTGTTTCCAGTTCGAAAGTGAAACCGTTACCCATACCTGAAAATTTCTCCAAGTATAACCTTTTCCCATCCGGAAGGATGGTTATAGGTACGCGAAGCGAGTTCAATAATTCGAACCAGCCGCGGGTTAAGAGTGTCTGAACGACATTCTTAGCTACTGTATCGCTTGCATTACTGAGATCTATCGTTGCAGCGGCCCCTGACTTAGAGGCGGCACGGGCAATCTGCCTATGCTTTTGCTGCATGACATCGAGGTTTACACCTCTTCGTGTAAGCTGCCGACGCATAAAGCGGCCGACAGCTAGTTGGGCTGCGATATTGATGGATGGTTGCGTAGAAATGCCCCGGTCTTTAAGGGCATCTTTCGGCACACTACTCCACTTATCAAAATCACAGACACGGATCTCGACGAGGCCTTCACTACACAGGTTGCGAGCCCATGCAGTTTGCGCCCACTCAGGAATGACGTGGAACGCAGAAGGCGTAATTGTGGGTTCAGAACAAAACTTGTGTGGAACGGTACACCACGTACCGCGGTCCGATAACGTGCTCCCCTTCCCAAGGCGGAAATCTAGCCGAGCTGGGGGACTGCCTAATAAAAAATCAACTTCCTCTCTCACCTTCTGCACAAATGGCATAAGGAGCACGTCCGCGGGCCCATCAAAGGGACCGTTGTTAAGGACGCGTGAGAAGTAAGCGTTCGTTTGGCAGCATTGTTTCTCAGATTCAAGGAAACT